CTGCGAGTTGTTCACGAAGGATTCCACCTTCCCAAACCCACTCTTTTCCTTCCATAATTCCATTCACAAAAGCGTCTGGAGCAGAAGGGTCTGCTACTATATCTGCAGCAGTTGCTAGTTGAAAGTCATCTCCAACCACTTTACAACCATGTATGTCTTCTTTCAATGATCCAACACCACGAGAAGACACTCCGAGTTTTACACCTTCATCAATCAATGATGATGCAATTTTACCCATAGGAGTTGATAGTAAAGTTGCTTTTCCTACAAAATTATTTCCCTCTCTTACGAGTGAAGTAATCTTGTGTGAAACACGATCTAAGTTAACTGTAGGACCATCAGGATGTCCAAGTTCACCTAATGCTCTACCTTTACCGACAAAGTTTTCACAATATCTACCGACTTCTCTATCGAGAGTGTCGATTGGATACATCCTTCCGTTACGGTTTTTAATTTCACCTTGAAGGAATATACCTTCAATACACATCCTTTTCTTACTACCTTTTCCTTCAGTAATAATTTTGACGTTTGATACTTCTTCGGTAATTAGTTTCATGATTCTAGTTTGTAAATCCTACTTTAGCACCTAACACATCAGTTCCTGCATTCACGAAAACAACATCTGTTGGATTTTTTTCTATAATTTCTGATGTGTCTGCTAATATTGTGAAAGTTCCTATAGTAGCGGAACCACCGTTATTTTCAGCAACAGTAACCACTCTATCGTTGGTAGATGGGTTAGCTAAACGAACAACCGTTGCATTACTAAAACTAGATGCAGCACCAACTGTATTTGGAACAGTTATCTGTGTTCCTTTAATTAATAGTCTACTCATCTTCTTGAGGTTCCTCTTCGGTTTCTACTTCAGTTTCAAGTTCTGCTGTGGGTTCCTCTGGTTCTTGACCAAATAAACTTGATGCAGCATATTTTTTCATACCATCAATTTTTTCACCAGCTTTTGCATAAATCATAGACTTTAAAGCGTCTGTAATTTCTGCAGGTGATGAATCAGTGGCGATCATATCCAACACGTTTGTTGGTTGAGCATCATTATCTTCCATAAAAATACTATAATTATATAATTTATTTATATCTCGGCTTTCCTAGCATCTTTTTGTGCTTGTGCATCAGTTACTTCACCTTGTGCTTCAAGGTCTGGATCTTGTGGAACTTCACCCATTTCTCCACCCTCTTGAGGCAAAGGTTGACCCGTAATTGGATCTATCTGTGATGGATCTGGTAGTATACCTTTTTGTATTTCATCTTCTATTTGTCCATCAATTTCCTCTATTTCACTATCTGTTTGTCTTAAAATCTTCTTCCTTACAAACTCAGTAGAGTAAAACTTACCAATATATGGTTCTATTGTTGCTAAGTTACCTAAACGACTCTGAATCATTTCCGACTCTTTTAACTCAGCGAATTGATTATCATATAAGAAATCATATTGAATATGTTCTCCCATACTTTCCCAATCTTCTGGTGTAACAATATTTTTCAATATTAATTGTGTGCGAAGCATATCATTAAACATCGCAGAAAATCTTTTCCTTAAACGTCCTACAAATTTTGAAAACTTAAGTTCATCTCTTAATATCTCTGATGATCTACCTAAATTAAATCCACCATCTGCAGCAATTCTTGATTCTGGAACTCCGAGTGCACGATATAATTTTTTCTGGAAATATTCAATATCAGATAATTCACCTAAGTTCTGTCCACCAGGTAATGTTGTAATTTCAGTTCCTCTACCACCTTCTCTACGAGGCAACCAAAAATCTTCCATCATAGACATGAATTTGCGATCATCTCTAACTTCACCTGTGTTTGCATCGTATACTAATTTGTTACGATAGCGACTCATCACTTCTTTTAGATATTGTTCTGCTTTTACCTTTGGAAGATTACCAACATCAATATAAAATATTCTTCTTTCTGGTGCTCTTGATAATCTGTAAATTACAAGACTATCTTCAATCATTCTTAATTGATTAAGTGCCTTGATCGCCTTGTGCATATATGATAGAACAGTTCCTTTATTACGATCCACTAAACCAGAACTACAATATACAACTGAATCTTTCGCAATTTTTACAGATCCTCTTTTAGCACCAGATCCAGCAACCATACCAGAATTGTAATTAGGTTTTGCTGTATATAAAAAATATTCCTCTATTTCTGGTTCATTAACACCCTCTGGTCCTCCTTTAGTGCCTATTTGTATTTTTGTTCTAGGATCCTCTTTTTTCTGCTGACGAACAAATTTCATCTTCATAGGATCAATATATCTCAGATCCTGTATCCCTTCCATTGGATTTTTAACATCAATAACCTTTAAATAATATAATCTTCCATCTACGTACCAGTTTCTGAATATCTCGTGTGCTTTACGATCAAAATCTAATATCTCTTTTATATTTTTGAATTCTTCTCTTATTGCTTTTTTTAATGCATCACCTGCATTTAAATTTGATAATTCTATTTCAACTGGAGAATCATATAGATCGCTAACTATAGCTTCATTTACAACATCTTCAATCGCACCATCACACTCTGGGTGAAGTGCCATCTCCCTATATCTACGAATAAGGTCATGTTCAGTTCTGTAAACACCTTCAATATCCAGATATGATCCATAAAAACCACTGGAAATATAATTATCAACCCCGTCCTGATTAGTCTTCGGGACAGGGGATATTACTGACGGTGCTTTATTTTTACCATCATCAATAGAAAAACCAAACAGTTTAGCCATAGTATAATATTTTTACTTCTATTATAGCACTATTTAGGTGATTAGTTAATGTCCTCTCCACCAGCGTTAACACCGTTACCTTTAATTGCTTCCCAGTAAAGAACTTGAAGTTCGACCTGAAACTCTTGTATACCTTGAGCATCATAAGATAATTCAATTGGTGCAACCTGTGTTGGGAATACATCATAGAACTTATACTTTCTAAGTGTTTCACCACTACGATCTAGTTGGAATACAAATGCATCTGCCTGATAATCTGCTGGATTAGTTGTACCAGTGTTATCAGAAACTCTGTTAATTGTATTCATCCACTTTTCAAAAGCAGACCTAATTGCAAAGTCAGTGTCGTTAATAATTGTGATTGTCCAAGTATCAAATGTGCGATCACCAGCGATTTTTAAAACCCTTCCTCTGAATGGTACTTCAATCGGAGCAACGTTAGATGCAGGTAAGTTTGCTGCTTTGACTAAGAATCTTGCCTTATTCAAAATATCATTCAAACCTTCCACATTTACTGCAGGTGGAAAAGCGAGTTCACATTCAAAGAGATTTGAACGTGCACCACCACCACTTAGTTTACTCTTGAAATCAGTAATCTTTCTTAATGGAGGTGGATTGAGTTGGTTTCTTGTAGCCATGAGTTGTTACTTCCTTAAGTTAATTAAATGTTACCGATTACTTCCTCAAAGGATACGCCAGTTCTTGTAGCAACAAAGGTTAGACCTATGAAGTTGATTGAACGTGCGGGTTTAATGAAGATATCTGCGACAAACTCATTATTGTCTATTACAGATGCGGTGTTGTTAGTTTCGTC